GCGGCAATGGCAGGTATGGACTGGCCGGTTGATGCTTGGCGAGAACTGGCGAGGATGGCAGGCGGGGCCAGGTGTGGCGATGGATGTCAAGGCAGGGAGAGTCCCGACACGGGCGGTCTAGTAAGGCGTTCGCGGCAGGCTTAGCCGGGCCGGGCTAGTCCGGGCCTGTCAAGTCAATTCGCGGCAGGTGTGTCTCAGTTCGGACGGTTGCGGTGTGGTAAGTCTCTTCTGATGCGACAAAGGGCGGGCTGTTCTGGCCCGCCTTTTCCTTTTCCTACAGATAAATAGCTAACTCGCCCATCGTCACTCACACTCTGTGGCGATGGACCGCGCCTATGCACTCTTAGAGATCAAGGCCGTGGATACGGCCCGGCGCATCGTCACGGGCACAGCGACCACGCCCCTGCCCGACCGCCTGGGCGATATCATCGAGCCCCTCGGCGTCCAGTTCACCAACCCACTCCCCCTCCTGCTCTATCATGACGCTCAGAAACCTATCGGTCGCGTCACCTTCGACGCGCCTACCGCGAAGGGTATCACCTTCTCCGCCACGCTCCCGGCTGTCACCGAACCCGGCACGCTGAAAGATCGCGTGGATGAAGCCTGGCAGTCGCTCAAGGCTGGGCTACTCACCGGGGTGTCGATCGGCTTTCGGGCTCTTGAACATGCGTTTCTCAAAGAGGGCGGGGTCCACTTCCTAAAGACGGAAGTCTTGGAACTCTCCCTTGTTGCCATTCCGGCCAACGCCTCCGCGACGATCCACACGATCAAATCCTTGGATGGGAGCCATGCCGCGTCAGGCGTTGGTCGGTCCTATCCGCCACTCCCCGCGCCCGGCGCTACGGGCCCTGAACTCACAAGGCAGACTAGTATGAAAACCGCCAGCGAGCAGATCGCCGATTTCCAGGCGTCGCGGACGCCGAAGGCCGACCGCATGAACGTGATCATGCAGAAGGCCATGACCGAGGGGCGCACCCTCACCACTGATGAGTCCACCGAATACGACGGCCTCTCGGCCGACGTCAAGAGCTACACCGACCACATCACGCGGCTCGAAGCGTTCGAGGCGATCCAGGCGACGAAGGCCGTGCCCGTCGCGGACGCGCGCAAGGCGACCGGCCAGGCGTATGTCGAGCCGCCGAAGCTGCCGCCCGGCATCGAGTTCGCCCGCTACGCGATGTGCCTCGCGTCGGCCCGCGGCAACACGCATCAGGCGCTCGAAATCGCCAAGCAGCGCTACCCGGACCAGGCGCGCATCCAGACCGTGCTCAAGGCCGCCGTGGCGGCGGGCACCACAACCGATCCGACCTGGGCCGGCGCGCTCGTGCCGGAGTACCCGAACTTCGCCGGGGACTTCGTGGACTTCCTCCGGCCAATGACGATCGTCGGCAAGTTCGGCGTGGGGGGTGTGCCGAGTCTGCGCCGCGTGCCCTTCAATGTGAGGGTGGGCGGGCAGACCAGCGGAGGGACGGGCTACTGGGTGGGCCAGGGCGCCCCGAAACCCGTGACCAAGTTCGATTTCGAGACCACGAAGCTCGGCTGGGCCAAGGTCGCCAACATCGCCGTGCTGACCGAGGAGCTGATCCGGTTCAGCTCGCCGGCCGCCGAGGGGCTGGTCCGGGACGCGCTGGCCGCCGCGCTCATCGCCCGCATGGACATCGACTTCATCGATCCCGCGAAGGCGCTGGTGGCGGACGTGTCGCCAGCCAGCATCACGAACGGGATCGCGGCGCTGACACCGAGCGGCACCGACGCCGCGGCGGTGCGGACCGACCTCCAGACGTTGCTCGGCACATTCATGACGGGCAATCTGAACCCGACCTCGGCGGTCTTCATCATGCCGAACACGGTCGCGCTGGCCATTTCGCTGATGACCAACGCGCTCGGGCAGCCGGAGTTCTCGACCATCACGATGACGGGGGGCACACTGAAAGGCATCCCGGTCATCACGAGCCAGTACGCGGTCCTGGGCGGGAGCCCGGACGGCAATCTGCTCATCTTGGTCAATGCCTCCGACATCTTCTTGTCGGACGACGGCCAGGTCGTCATCGATGTGAGCCGCGAGGCGTCGCTGCAGATGGCCGATGACCCGACGAACTCGCCGGCGGCCGGGTCGCCGTTGGCCCCGGTGCCAACGTCGCTCGTGTCGCTGTGGCAGACGGACAGCGTCGGGCTGCGGGCGCATCGGTTCATCAACTGGTTGCGTCGCCGCGACGAAGCGGTCGCCTACCTCGAAAACGTCCAGTACTCGGCGTAGTCGTTCCACGGTGGCGGAGTCGGGCGTATAGCTCGGCTCCGCCGCCCCGCGTCAGGGGCTGACCGATGTCGATGATTACGATGCGCGCCCTCGTGCCGTTCACGCACGAGGGCTGTGCCGTTTCCAGGGGTCAACAGATCGACGTGCCGGCCACGACGGCGGCCATCCTGCGGTATCAGCGTCAGGCCGACTTCGTGACCACGCGGATTGTGCCGGTTGAGCCGGCGCGGAAGCGGCGCACCTACAAGCGCCGCGATATGCAGGCGGAATCCTGATGCAGATTCCCTTCCTCGGCCTGAGCATCACGCGCACGAAGGCGGTCGGGCCGCTCTCGTCTGTGGAGAGCCGCGGCGGGTGGTGGCCGATTCTGCGCGAAGGGTTCGCCGGGGCTTGGCAGCAGAACGTCGAGGTGCGGCTCGACAACGTGCTGACGTACAGCACCGTCTTTGCGTGCCTCTCGCTGATCAGTAGTGACATCGCCAAGATGGGGCTGCGGCTGATGGCGCGCGAGGCGTCGGGCATCTGGGTGGAACAGGACAACCCCGCGTTCTCTCCGGTCCTGCGCAAGCCGAATCACTACCAGACGCGGATCAAGTTTATTGAGCAGTGGATTCTCAGCAAGCTGGTGCATGGCAACACCTACGCGCTAAAGCAGCGGGACGGGCGCGGCATCGTGACGGCGCTCTACCTGCTCGATCCGCAACGCGTGCGCCCGCTCGTGGCGCCGGATGGCTCGGTCTACTACGACCTGATGCGCGATGACCTGTCGAAGCAACCGCAGCAGCAGCTCGTCGCGCCGGCGCGCGAGATCATCCACGACGTGGGTGTGGCGCTGTTCCATCCGCTCGTGGGGCTGTCGCCGATCTACGCCTGTGGCTTGTCCGCGATTCAGGGCTTGAAGATCCAGAACAACAGCGCGAACTTCTTCTCGAAGGGGGCGAACCCTGGCGGGGTCTTGACGGCGCCAGGCGCGATCAGTGACCCGACGGCGGCGCGGCTCAAGGCATATTGGGACGCGAACTACACCGGCGCCAACGTGGGCAAGGTGGCCGTGCTGGGCGATGGGCTGAAGTTCGAGCCGATGATGATGAAGGCGGTCGATGCGCAGCTCATCGAGCAACTGCGGTGGACCAGCGAGACGGTCTGCAGCACGTTCCATGTGCCGCCCTACATGGTCGGTGTCGGTCCGGCGCCCACGTACAACAACATCCAGGCGCTCTCGACCCAGTATTACACCCAGTGCCTCCAGACGCTGGTCGAGGCGCTCGAATTGGTGCTCGATGAGGGCCTGGGGCTCGGGCCGTTGTTCGGCAACGCCTATGGCACCGAGTTCAACGTGGACGATCTGCTCCGCATGGATTCGCCGACGATGATGGACACCATCAGCAAGGGCATCGGCGCCGGCGTGATGAAGCCGAACGAGGGCCGCTTCCGGCTGAACCTGGGGCCCGTCCAGGGCGGCGACACGCCGTACCTGCAGCAACAGAACTACTCGCTCGCCGCCCTCGACCGTCGCGACACGGCCGAGCCGGCGCCGGCGTCGACGGTGCGGGCGCCCGCGGCCAGTGACGAGGACCCGCCGGAACCTGACGACAAGGACACAGCGGACGAGGACGCCACGCCCGCCGAGGACAGCCGGGACGAAATGGCGGCGTTCGAGGGCGCGATGTTCCGTCGCGTTGCGGAGCCTTCCTATGGCATTTGACCCTGACCGCTTTGCCGACATCGTCGCCAAGGCCATCGACATCCGCCTGGCGCCCGTGCTGGCCCGGCTCACGTCGATCGAGGCGCGCCCGCTCGTCCCTGGCCCGCCGGGCATCCCAGGGCGTGACGGCCTGAACGGGAAGGATGGCGTCGACGGCCAAACCGGCCGCGACGGCGCGTCGGGCCTGAACGGGAAGGATGGCGTCGACGGCCAAACCGGCCGCGACGGCGCGTCGGGCCTGAACGGGAAGGATGGCGCCGACGGCCAAACCGGCCGCGACGGCGCGTCGGGCCTGAACGGGAAGGATGGCGCCGACGGCCAAACCGGCCGC